ATTCCTGAGAACCATCTAATTTATAGAATGGGTCTGCTAATATACCTGACATTGGTAATGTCGTTACTGTATTAATATTCATAATTATATATCGTTTCTAATTTCCCTAGCTGGACCACTTTCTCTAACGTAATTTAATAAGGTAATTTCATCTTTATCTAAACCTAATGTATCTTCAACAGAAGATTTATCAGATTCAGCAATAGATTTTAAAACATTAAATTGTTCTGATTCTGTTAATTCATCGTAGTGCTTTTTTGTACCATCTTCGAATTGTATCATCCCGCCTTCTATTCCATGTAAAGACAAAAATTTCTCTACACCTGTTAGAACACCTTCTAAATCGTCGTCAGGATTTTTATTTTTTTCTAATTCTTCCGCATCTAATCTTGCTTTTTCTTCTAAAGCCGCTTTTTCTGCGTCAACAATTTCTAGGTTATCTTTGATATTATCATCGTCATCACCTAAATTTTCTTCTTCTTGTGTTACTGGAGGATCTTGATCATGTAATTCTTCAAGACTCAATGTGTTTTCATCTGCCATATTATTTCTTATTTATTGGTTATATATTTAATATTAATTAATTTTTTTTATTTAATCTTGTACAATTAGTTAGTACTCTCAATTGATTCTCGGAAATACATTTTACCTAGTATAACTGCTCCGAAGTAAACTGCTGTTTTACCGGCGTCAACTACAATTGTATTAGCTGGCACAACCGTATCTAAAAATACAAATGAGCTACTAAAGATAAAACTTTTAGCACTTACATTAGCAGCATTATTTAAAGTTAAGACATGTAAAGATCTTTCTTCTGCTTGATTTAAAGCAACAAATGATACTGATGTAGTATTGCCCACGGGGGCTGTATACTGCAACCTTGTGTGATCGTACATTAAATTTAATGTAACAGAGTTGCCTTGAGAACTTAATTCTATTCCTCTACTATCTGTATCTGGTACACTACTATTATTATAAAATTTCGGGTTTCTTTTTAATGATGTATTCATCTTAACAAATATTTGAGTTTAATAAGTAATTTAATTCTTGTAAAAAGGTTTCATTTCCTAAAGGATTTTGATTATCATCCTTTAACAATGTGCTTATGATAGCAGATATAACTAAAAACTGAGCATATAATTTGTCTAGTGCTTTACTATTTCCAACAAATGCTTCTTTGTTAGCTATTTTAGTATGTATTCTAGCTATTAATGCATAACCAGCATCAATACTGGCTTCGTAGCTATCTAAAAAATTTATGAGCATTTCATTGAATAATTAAAGTTACAACTTTTATCTGTTAGGCATACTGTACAGTGTGCTCTTGAGCTAGTAATAATTTCTTGTGCTGCTTTAAAACTTTCTTCATCAAAGTAAATAGATGCGGCTTCTAATTTTCCATTTAATTTAATCCATGTTTCTATATGGCTCATATTAAATTTATCTTCTTTGCAACAACCACACAACGTTTTTAATTCCAATAGAATAGCAGCGTTTAATTCTGGTGTTGCTAAGTGATTACATTCTATATAAAATACCGGGTCTAAACCTGTAACTATATTGGCAGGACTTGGATCACCAGATAAACCTACTAAATTAGCACTTGAAGCACTTTGATTTAATGTAGCTGAATAGCCGCTTGATAAGTTAGGTGATAATGTTCCAGTGAAATTATTATTTTGGTTTTGTCCGCCTGCATTAAAAGTACTTACATAATTTACTTTTAAAAAGTCCATCCAGTTTTGAAATGTTGGACTTACAGACCAGTTTACTGTATCATATTGAGGTAATGAAGCATCTTCTATAATAGTTGGGGTAACTAAACTACCTGGATACCACGCCGGATTAGGCACTACAATTGTAGTAGTTCCTGGCTCTATACAAGTACCAGTAGTGTTCATATAAAAATTATTATCAGTAGCAAATACTATGACACCAGCTGGACAGGATAATGATATTAAAGGTGTTGGTGCTAAAGCTTCGTGTGTTTTTACAGCTATAGTATAAGATGTATACCAACCATCGGTGTACACTTTATTACCTTCTACATTTGCTAATTCAAAAGCAGTCATAGTTGGTCTTCTGTAATAAGCAGTATATAAAGGTTGTACAGTATTAGATTGCGAATTTAAAAAAGTTTTTGTCAACGTAACTCCTTCATTCCAAGGATAAGGCCAAGTTAATAAGTCATTAGAATCTCCAGATTGTAATTCAGCTGGTACTCTAAAATTTGCTGGTTGATAAGTCCATTCACTGGAATTATTATAACCAGGCAAAAAGTTAGCTTCTGCTGTGTTCTCTGATTCCATAACTACAGTCTCAATAACTTCCTTAGTTTGACAGCTAATGCCATTATAAGTTAAAAAAGTTTTTTTGACGTACTGGTTTGATGCAATAGGTAATTTAGAATAGTCTATATTTCTATCAACTAATGCAAAACTATTATTCACATAGCTCCAATCAAGAGAAACTGATTCCTGAGAACCATCTAATTTATAGAATGGGTCTGCTAATATACCTGACATTGGTAATGTCGTTACTGTATTAATATTCATAATTATATATCGTTTCTAATTTCCCTAGCTGGACCACTTACATTTTCTGCATATAATTGCTCTCTTTCTAGTTGTATTACTTGTGTATCGTGTTTAGATTTTTCTATGGCAGCCATCTTGTTCATAGCCAAAGTTTCTTGGTTGAAATTATTTTGATTATCAACTTGTTTTTCTTTAATGACAAGTTCTTGTTGTTTCAACTGTAAACTTAAAGCCTCATACTGTTCAATTTGTTTTCCAGCTTCTTCAAGTTGAGCTTGTAGTTGCTGAGCTTGAGATGAAGCTTGATTTAATTGATCTGATAATTGTTTAATTTGATCGTGTTCAGCTTTTTTAGTTGCTAAACTTTCTTCTACCATTTCTATAATTTCAGTAGCAGAATCAGACATAGCTGTTTTAATAACTATATCAGCTTCAACTGCATCTCTACCAACTAATTCTGGCAGTATATTCATTACTCTCGCAATTTTTTCTGCGTCACGACTAATATTAAGAATATTAATATTATAATCTGTAAAACAAAAATCTTTTGGCATTATACTAAATAATACCATTTTAGAGCCTAATATAAACGAACCTCTTTTACCCTTTATATAAGTAATTTTAGCTTGATTTATTAAGTCACTAAGTATGTTTTCTCTTATATTGTATATTAATTCAAATATATCTTTTACTATTAAAGAGGTTTGTTTAATACCAGTTTTGACATTACTTACTGCATCTCTTTCTTCAGCTGCAGAGTACATGTATCTATTTACACCTGATATAATATCAGCTTGTTTTTCTAAAGAATCTAAAACTAATTGCATCGCTTCAACAGCTTTACCGTCTAATGATGCTTTAAAATCCCCGTAATGTTGGAATAATTCAGCTCCTTCTTCTGTAGGATCAATAAGTTCTACTCCTTGTTTTCTTAGTGCAACAAACTTAAGTAATCTTTCCATAAAGTTATTGCCTAAAACTTTAGGAATACCAGCCAAGTTAATTCTAGAACCATTTACACCTGAGTTGGCAATTAAGTTATCTCTATGAAAATTGGTTATATCATATAAATCTTGAACATCTTTTAGAGCTAAAGCTATAGAATAAGAACGACCATTTCTATCATTGTATGCAACACCATTATAACTTAAAGTAGTTAAAGATGGGGCACCAATACTTCTTGGTTCGTGGATGCTTTTACCACAATTAAGATATAGATTCATATCTATTCTAATTGTTTCGTATCTGTTTAATCTATAATGTTTTTTGGTTGGCTCTCCAGTACCAGTCTGTTCCGGAAAGTATTTACTTTTTACTGCTTTATTTACTGTCTGATGATCTTTCTTTTCTACTTCATCTTCAAATTCTACTTCATTATTTGCTAGCCATTCAGTATGATAAACTGTTACTGTGTCCCACATAGTCATTGTATGTTGATTAGCAACTTTCATATTTTCCTGCTTAGACCAGATGTATTCCATCTGAGAAGGACTAGTTATAATATTGTTTGAACCCACACCAGAACCAAAACTCTTTCCAAATAATTTTTCTAAATCATCTTTTTCCATTAAGTGACCGTACTCAGTTAATACCTGAGATCTAGTCATATAATATCTATGTACTACAGCAGTAACATTAGGTCTGTTACCAGAGCTCATAAACTGGAAATTAGTATTCTTATTGAAAAATATATTCTCTGGCTTACAAACTTCTAATACAGGGTCTTCTCCTATTGCGTTTATTCTAGTTCTGTAGTAACATCTACCTGTGATAAGTAAGTCTAAAAATAATTGTTTTAGCTTTTGTTTTAATTCTATAGTTTTATCCTTTTCAAAGAAAGTGATTAAATCTTGTGCTACTTTCTCAAAATCAGATATAAAATTTTTATTTATTCTGTCTATTAAAGTCTTTAAAGTTTTATCACTAACTAAATCATTAGTTAAGTTTACTTTCTTTCTGAATTGTTCTGTATGTTCTACACTTTGCTTTTTGAATTGATCAAATACAGCTGTGTATTTTGCTGTTAATTTTTTGTCCTCTATAACGCCAATTGTATCTTTATCATTAATGGATACTTGATATTTAAAGGTTTCGTCTAATAATAATCCTACTAATACATCAATACGAGTTTTTATTAATGGCGTCATTTTCAAAGACATAGGAGTTTCTAAACCGTAAACAGTTTGTAAATACTCATATTCTTTAGGATCACGCTTGCCATCGTATAAATCTCGGCATTTTCTAATATTAAGATCTTCATGTACTAAAGTAGCAATAAGAAAGTCAGTCTTCTTTTTAAGATAGTCTATACCGTTCTTATCCTTCTCGGATACGTGAACATCTTCAATATTTAAATTTGATGTAAAATCTAGCATTATATTTTATATAATATATCTCTGTAATTAACAACTTTTAATTTTAAATCAGAGTCATTTACAATTAAATTCCCTGTATATGGATCGATAAAAACCACATCTCCTACTTTAACATCAGAATCCGCATTAGAACCTAATTTTAAAACTACTCCTCTTTGTGTTTGTTTATCTCTTGGATCTAAAGTATCTTCTACTTTTACTCCATTAATTTCTAAATTTTCGTTTAATACTTCTATAAGTATTCTATCATTTGCTGGTATAATTGTTTCTTTGTTCATGTCTTCTTCTTTTGAAATTGCTACTACATCATATCCTAATATTACTTTTGTATAATTATCACTAGTTGCTGCGACAGCACCAGAGAATTGATTAAACATTACGAAGTCTCCTTCTTGTAATCCAGGACATTGTTCCTTGTTAGTAGCATCTTTACCAAGTTTTAATACTTGGCCCATATAGAATTCTACATTTGTTTTACTCGCAAATTGTTTTCCTAATTTTACACCCTTTATTTCTTTATCTGTAACTTTTATTGATACTAATAAATTAATACCACAAGGTGTAATTTCACTTGATTTAACTTTTCCCATATTTACATATTATCTTTATGGTTATAAAAATACAAAAATTAAATCAAATTTAAAGGAGAATTATTTTAAATACCGTGTAGTCCGTTATTTGTATCTATCCACCTCATACCACCGTGGTCATCAAATTCTTTTCTAGCCCTTTTCTGAGCTTCCACTTCTCTTTGTAACATAGCCTCTGCTGAGTCACTGTCTTTTCTAAAGCCCGGAAGAACACCATATTTCTTTACGCCATCTTCAGTATAATAACCAAATGGAACAAAGCCATCTGTTTCTTTTTCTTTCTTTTTTACTAATGAACCTATCTTGTCCTCATCTGCCAGCTCACATAAACCCGTAGCAATAACTAAGTCATACTTTGTACGATCTTCCCTATTGTAACTTTGTAGCTGCTCTAATTGGTCATCAAAGAACATACTTTGATAATTATCATCTATGTACTCTTTTACTTTATTATCTTGGTGATCAATAATAGGTGTTGAGGCTTGTGTACCAATTAAATGAGAAATCTTTTTGGCATCAGCACTACCTAGTGCTATTGTTGGTCTCTTCATTAATAAATCGTAATAACCTCTTGCTCTGAAGTGGGACACAATACCAATCTTGGTGTACTCTATATTTACTGGTGAATTATAGTAGACTGCTAGTTTTAAAGCATTATCGTGGTCTAACCTAACATCGTCTGAACGTTTTTTATATTTGGCTACATAGATATTAGAAGTGGAATTAAAATAACTTCCATCTAATATACGCTTTTTCACTAGCATAGCAAGCTCAGAACCCTTTTTGTTATTAGTTGCATGAGCTGAATCACTATTACCTTGGTCAATACTATCACAGCCAGAGACATAGAGGTCTTTTAATTTTACTCCTTTTTCTCTTTCATTTTCGGTAGTAACCCAGTATGGGTGCTCTATAATGTGTATATCGCCATTTACAGCTTTAGTCCATTTTACTCCTGTTATTTTACCTGTTGATGGTTCTTTAACCCAATCTAAAAATCCTTTTTCCGGTGTTACAATACTTTCATCTGATTTATCCAGTAATCTAATACGCTGCTCTGCTAATTTATCCTGATTGAATATATTAGAGCCAGTACGCATAAATACTTCTTTTAAAGTTTTTGGAAACTCTTGTAGTAAACTTATGTAAGCTGTTGGATCAGACATTACTGCTCTTCTTTCTGCGTCAACTTCAGCACTAGCTAAAGATACATCTGGACAACCAGTAGCTTCCCATGTACCTGAACGTTTTATATGTGTAGGAATAAATATACCACATTCTCTTTCCCAATCATAAGTAGGTTCTATAGTGAACGCTGTTGGGTTAGTAAAAATAGGTTCTGCTTCGTCATTTTCTACGGAACCACCTGTACCTGTGTATAATACTGTACATTTTTTAGTAGAACCCCCGACATACCAAGAACCCCTAGAACGTGCTATACAACTTCTTAAACTACCTTTTAAGTGTGATGCAGGAAAGGCCGCAAACTCCTCAATATGCTGAATGTCAGGTCGCTTACCTCTTGTTTTATCTGGTTTAATACCATATAAGATTTTTTCTATCTTAGATAGGAATCCGGCTTTTTCTTTAGAACCGTCATTCAATATAATTATCTTACCACTTTGTATAAAGCTATCGCTTTCACCACCATCTATCTTTTGGTGTTTTAAAGATTTATGTAGTTTTTCTACTGCGCTCATACAATCCTCGACTTTATTCCAAGCCTCATTAGTCATTTCTTCGTTAGTAGAAGAAACTATACACCATGAGTCTTTAAATAATCTGTATTGTCTATCTAAGACACAGTCAATAATATACGATTTACCAATACCACGACCACCCATCATAGCAACATCATGATTGTTTAACATAGCTTTCCATATTATATCAAATATGTATCTATCAATATTACAGTAATGTGGATGTCCTGGTTCGAATTCACCTGTTGGGTCACCATCTTCATCTAACATGTAAACAGGAAACACAAATATATTTAACCAGTACATAAATAAAGGATTAAAATATTCTCCGTCCACGTATACTCCATGTATAGAATGCGCAACAATACCAGCATAAAAATCTTCCATTTCTATACTATCAGGATGAACATTAGGAGGTAATCTCCAATCTAATAAACCTTTTGGTAAAGGTCTATACACCATATAATCTGTTATTCTAATGTCTTCTTCTCCAGTTCTAACACCTTTTAATTTATTAGGTGCATCTGTAACATCAAACGTTTCGTTATAAACTCTTCCGCCTCTATGTGTTAAGAAATCTAAGTCAAATTTATTATATGGATTTTTTATATTTAGAGTGGCAGGTCTTAATCTGTCGCTCTTACGTTTTATTTTTTTGTCTACCTTTGTAGGTTCTTTTAAAAGTTCTTTTTTAGTACTTTCATTAGATTCGAAAACATCTTCTGTAACAACCTTTTTAATTATTTTAGAAGCCGCCTTTTCGTGCTTAGTTTCCTTTCGTTGCTTTTTATCAAAGCCGAATTTCTCATAATTATTTACTTTTTCTTCTTCCATGTTAGTTTTCTTTATTGTCAGTTATAGCATCAAATGCTCCTCTTTCAATCATAGAAGATCCTTTATTACCTTTAACCCTAGATGTATTTTGTATACGCACAGCGGTTAATTTCATCTTTAATTTTAATTCTAGTAATATATCAATTTGTTTTGCAATACGAGTTATAATTTCATCGTTAGAAGAAAAGGTTATTGCACCAGTACCAGCATTTAAATTTCTTACAATCTCTACTTTAGTAGTTTCTAACATAGATCTTGCTTCGTCAATTTTCTTATCAAGCGCAATCTCTGATCTTTCAGCGGCACCTTCATTAAAGAAGTTATAGGCATCCATAGCAGCATCAATAAGCTTTTCTTCTTCCGCTGTGAATTTATAATTCTTGTCTTTAAATACTCTGGTTTTTGCCTGTATAGGCTTTTGTCTGAAGTCAATATCTTTCATAAGATTCTCATCTGACAAATCGCAACATAAATAAACATACATTAGCATATTATTAGCTTTATCTGTATCTTTCTTTTTTGCTCCGTATTTTAGAATATTATTAAACTCGTCTAATAATACAATATTTTTATCTAAGACGATTTCGCCTCGATTTAGTACAAACTTTAACATATTATTCTTATTTTATATTTTACTCTTTTACGCTTTTACGCTTTTACGTGACGTAAATCTTTTGTACTAAATAATTGACACTGGTAAGCGTCATCTTTTGTAAACCAAAAGCATGTAACACCGATAAGTACAGATCTTTCACCATCTTCCTTCTTAACGTACTTGTTTACATGTTTAACTACCATGCTAGGACATGGTACATCTTGTGCTATTCTTACTACATCTCCTGCTTTAAAGAAGATTTTTTCTCTTTCTACTAATCCCATATTATCATATTTATCTTGTTTGTATATATGGCACCTTATCCAATTTATAATCGGTACTTCTATGATTCATTCTTTTTGAGAACTCAGATAGTTTATTCTTTTTATTTTCAGTTTCTGCCTCTTTATCTTTAGAGGATTTTTTCTTTTTGTATAAAACGAATTTACCGCCTTTTTTGTATAATACTGCCATACTTAAATATAAAAATAATAATTGAAATTATTCTGAGCTTTTAACATGTGACTCGAAGAACCCGTCTCTCCATGTACCTGTTGAAGTTATAACAACCATAGTTGGCACCTTTCTTTTGTACTCTTCTTCTATTTCCTTCATTACTGTTTCTAGTTTTTCAACAGTTAAAAGTTTATAGCAAAAATTATCTTTCGTTAATTTTTCTATTTGAGGTAAAATACCTTCTCCGTTATTCTCCATATTGTTTTATGATTTCTTCTTGCTCTGGGGTTACACCTAAAGCTTGTGATCTTGGAAACATAATATTGTTAGGATCCTTTGAATGTTGTAAACCCATTAAATGAAGTATCTCATGAATAAGTACATATTCATTTGTAATGTAGTCCATATCAACAACAAGACAACTTAAATCAGTTCCGAATCTACCTATAAATGATATACCTACTTTTCTACCAGCGTGTTTGCCAGTAAATAACATTGTTATTTTATGCACATGTGGATCTCTGTTTTTGAAATTGTCTAGAGAAGAGCTTAATGTAGAATCATCAGCTATAAGGTTTGTAGAAATATAGTCTGATACTTCAAACTTTATATTATACTTTTCAAAAAATAAATTGACTTTTCTTATTGATTCAACAGCTGTTACCTTATTACCTTTGTAGGTATAATCAGCGATGATTGACACTTTGAAAGTGTTTTGGGCCTTAGAACAACTACATAGAATAGAGAGTAACAAAAAGGCCAGGAGTAGTATTCTTCTTTTCATACTTAAAAATACAACAATATTTTTTAAGCGAGAAGTACTTTAAGTTTAAATTTCGTCTACCTTGTAAATTCTAGGATCTTCTTTGTAACACACGTATGCAACAATATCAGCGTTTTTTTCTTCCGCTTCCGCTTTTCTCACTCCTTTTACTAAGGGTTCGTCAGGTATGCATATAGCAATTGCATTAACTCCTGAATAAAGCTTCTTGTTTCCTTCTTGTAGTAATTTAACTTTACCGCAGTTACATTCTCTTAATCCCTCGTTATCATCACATATAAGTGCTGTACTACATTCTATACACATTACCATTCTCATAGCTGTAAATTTTATATATTATCAAATCGTTTTGATCTCATCATAAGACGTCTTTCCTGTTCCGTCATTGGCTTCTCCACCCCGTCTTCGCTGAAATAATTAACCTCTTCAGTTTTAACCTTACCAGCTTCAATTCTCTTGTAATCTTCTAAACCAAAACTCATCTTCTCCAAAGAAGAAAATTCTCTAGGCTTATCACCATTTTCCCACAGTTGTTCTAAATCTTCCATTAGCAAATTATTTGATTTGGTGTAAAAATTGGATCACCAGTTCTATAATCTGGATTGTATACTGGTGGTTGAATAGGTCTGTAAGTCCAGCTAGGTTGAGTTGTAAAAGGTAAGTTTGGATTTTTCATCCAATCTGGTGTGATATCAATAGGTATATTATTTACTTCTAAAAATTTTTTGTACCAATCATCAGCTACTTCTTTTGTCGTTTTCACCTGTTCTGGTTTTACTTCTTTATTTTTATAATCAGGAGTTACCTTTCCAAATACTAAAGCTAAATGATCTTTGATTATTTGAGTTTGTGTTTCGTTTATACTTTTAGGATCCGCTGTTTCCATGAAACCCTGTAACCAGTATGTAAATTGTTCTGCTGTCATTTTATTTTTCTTTTAAAACTAATATTTTAGAATACTCTTGTGCTGACATTTTTAAAATTTCCTTTCCGTCTTCACTCTTCAGGATCCAATCAAAAATGTTTAATTTAAAATCTTCCCCTTCCAACATATATAAACCATCTAAGGATTTTATAGTCATTACTTTTTTACCGGTAAATTTTTCTATTTCTTCTTTACTTAAATTGTAATCTAAAAGTAAACCAGTATAATTTTTATCTTCTCTTCTAAACGTTTCTGTTGTCATATTATTCTTTACAATATAGATTTAATTTGTTAGGGTTAAAAATATAAAAATTATTATCCATATCTTTCATTATGTAATCTCCTTCTTTACAAGGTGATATTCCATATATAGTTGGTATAGATATAAATTTCCAAATTTTTAATGATTTTACTATATCTTCTGCACTCTTATTAATTCCAGTGAATTCTCTTATTTCATCAAAGTTACTACCATCAAACTTTACAGCTTTTAGTGTAGTTATGAAATCTTGTACCATATTATTCGTATTTATATTTTATTCTTAATTTTAACCACCATATTCTAAGAGATAATATTTTAAGTTGTACATCTCTTTCAAAGAATCGTTTAATATCTCTTCTTTTATTCTCAATAAATCCTGGAAGACAATAAGTTATTTCTCCTTCTTCCCAGCACCCACCAAATATTTGACAATATAATTTTCTCATTTACTTTCTATCTTACTTAATATCTCTACTTTCTCTATATAGTTTGTTTTCTCATGTAAATATGAAAATATATTATTCCCTTGTGGTAATTTTTCATCTTTAAATTTATCCATTGACTTCAGGATAAAATATAATTTATTTAAGAAACTAAATTTTAAATGTTCAAACATTAAACTATTATAAATAGCGTTTAAATATCTTCCAAAGCAGTACATCTTCTCGTGCAGCTTTAACTCTGTCTTTTCCTCCTCTAGTTCTATATCGTTCCAAATATTTTCTAAGTCAGTATTTTTTCTATTTGGGTCATAATCACTAGTATCATAAGGTACAGATTCTAAATCACCACTATCTTTTATACGAACAAAATCTATATCTTTGATTTCTAATAATTGATACTTTCTACAAAATACAAATACTTCTTTCTTTTCGTCGTAGAATATTTTAGAGCTAGTTTCTTCTTCTAACTTCTTCATACGACTCGGTGTTACATTGCAACCCAATAATCTTATTTTTCTTTCCATATTATTCTTATAATACTTAAAGATATAATAAAAAATTTAAAAATTTTAGTACTATACTCTCTGACTATATACATGTATCTTTTATAAAATACCCCCGGCCCCTTTTGTTTTGTATGATGAGATAAAATGGTAGGTTGTAAAAATTTTAAAATTTTAAAAAAAAAATTTTTTTATATTTTCAGACGTAGCCTCGTCCTCTCCCCTCCCTAGCCTGTTTTTGCTGGGGTTCTGGTTCGTCGCTATGGCGAGGGATCTCAGGGTATTATCATAAAATAAAACATAAAAACATGTCTAAAACTGTAAAAATTGCGAAATCAACTTTAATGGATGAAATCGCTATTCCGTCTTTGAAAAATGCTCCTGTAGCAAAAGGTCAAACTATCGTAACTGGTGACACACAACCTGGTTTCGAAATTACTCGTGGTTCTCGCAAGATTACTACTACAAACATTTTGTGTGAGGTTAACGGTGGCTTCGTTGCTATTCCTTTAGCTGAGTTGAACAAAATGCAAACTGCTGATGGCAAGTCTGTATTGAACAAAGATAACGACGAAATCTCTATTCCTGCAACTTTAAAAGTTGTTGAGTCTAAAGATCGTATGTTAAATGGCGCTCCTGTATACGCAGCACGTTCTTACAAAGGATATGCTGAATACTTGAAAGCTGTTCAAGGTGGTTTCACTATTGAAGCATACAACGAGTTGTTAAAAACAGGTGTTCTTGAAGGTGCTAAACCAGTTCAAGACTACGTTGTTGAATTAAGCTAAATTGGTGGGAGGCTTCGGCTTCCCCCTTTTTTTTTTGTTGCCTCGTCCAGTCAGGCCTTAACAAGTCTGTTGGAACAACTTTGCTAGCAATAGCAAATGCCTCTTTGCAATTCTGGTGTGTAAGTGTTCAAATCACTCTCTGAGGCCAAACCAATTTAAAATTAAACATCATGAACCAAGCAACTTCAAACTCTATTACAATCAATCATTTCGGAGTAATAACTTCTTTAGATATGATTCGTAACGCGAACGCCTAAAACATAATGATGATGCTACCTATCTCTTGAGTCTTAACAACCAGGATGACGTGGCATCATTGTTTACCTTCTTTATGTCAGACAAAAAGAAAAAGACTCCTCAGACCGCTTATAGCGCTTCGAGAGAGTGGGAGTCATTGCAACCTCAACGCGATGAAGTTAAAGCTGAGATTAACCGTAACTCAGTAAGACCTTCGAAACTAGCAGAATTAAGATATGGCCGAAAAACCATTGCTAGAGAGAAATTAGAATACAACAAACAAGATAAAGGAAATTTAAAATTCGTCACAGCACGAGTTGAAATGTTCTCTTTATTAAATCCATTGTTTGAAGCCAAGACAGCAAGTTTTAACTTTGCTAAGCTTACTAGCTTCAGATTATAAAACAGAAACCCCTTTAGTTATTATTTGATTTATTCATTATATTATACTAAAGGGGCTTTTTTCTTCTTCAAATCACAACCTACTACTATGAACCAATAATGGAACGAGCTATCATAGCAAGTTCAAACGGAGCCTAATCTTGTATGCTCCTTAAATATTCAGTGCTCGTCATAAGACATTTAAAATAATTGATCGCTGTTCTACTGCTTTGGCACCTAGTAAGAGGAATTATATTCCAAACGAAGCGAATGAGAAGTTGATATTAAAAAGAATAGTAGTGATAGATCATAGCGGTCTATCCTACTTTACGACATTGAAGGTAGATAAAAGTGAGATAAACAAAGCTCGTCTCAGCCTTCACCAACTGGCTAAGTCCCGTGTTGCTTCAAGTAAAGCCTCAAACATTTAAGAATAAAGTCCATAACAAGTAGGTAAGTTACGCTACTACATTTGTCTGATAAGCGGTGCCAGTGTATAATTGGTTGAAGACTATGGCATTTTATTTTAAATATTGGCGGTATAAATTCCGTTAATAAGTGGTGTACGGCAAACAGGTTAACACCTTATCCGTGACAATAGTTCTTGGCTTGCACCAGGTTATATGGACTATAAGGTACGTTGTGAATGCTTTTCTGCTACTCACAAGCCATGTACTGCTAATGATGTTCGGGCTGACCATTAGATTATTAAACTGATAAGCTATTTTAAGCTCTAGTAAAACAGTTTGTGTCATTCTTAAAAATGATATGTGATAAGACCAATAGTGTCATCACGAAGGTATAAATAAGATAGCGCAAGTCTTCTATACCTTTGAAAAAGAAATTTAAGATAGTGTTTTGATTTTAGTTTTAAAATACTTTTTGTGCACAAGAGAGCCTCTTCGTATCGGAGGAGCTTTTAAAGAAATTTTAACAAATGGAGATAACCTATGAAAAATAGGAGCTTGAAAGAGTAATAGTATGCTCAGGTAGCCTTTGTAATCGAATTAACAAACAATAAACCAAACCATGGAAACAGCAGAACGTAAAAAAGATCAAAAACTACTAACAAGATTATTATTCTTTGGCTTAGCTGCTATTGCAATTTTATCTGTAGTTTTATCTTAAAGATCCACGTGGAATTCAAGCCTTTATGTCCAAAGTTGACTCGCGTAAGCGAAGATGAAGTGTGATGTATTGTGAGTATAGCCTCCCGGATTAATTGTAACAACCGTATGATGTGTGGGGAGATCCTACAATGATAACTAAATGCATTCTACGAAAAAGCGCTGTTCTTCATGAAACAAAGGTTGTTACTTTTATAAGCCTTCAAGATCAGTCTTACCATGAGCTAGTAATAGTTCCATAATAGATTGTCCTTCTTTAACAACAATATTAAAATTATTTGTAACGTTCTGAGTTAATGATTCAGCTTTACGAATAAGATCTTTAGATGCTTCAGGTGTTCTACCTCCAGAAATATGAGATGGATTTAACATATAAAGTCCTCGTTTAACTTTAATAAGTTCTTTTATACTAACCAAATCTCTTATACAATTTTCAACTGTATCGCGACCTAAATTATATTCTTTACCTATAGTAATTATATTTTCTGTAGTAATAATATTTTGATCAGATCCTGAAGAAATTAGTGTACTATAAAATGCAACATACCTACTAAATAAAGTTGTAGCATTTTCTATTTTATATCTAGTAGCTTTTTTAACCCAAGGAAATAAAGGGTCAGGAGTTCGCTTCTCATCTTGTTCTACTATTGTAGTTATATTTCCAATCTTGCTTACTTTAGCATTTTTCTTATTAATGTCCATATTCAAATATAGATAAAAACCCTGGAACTTACAGGTTATTTTAAATAGAAACCCTGGAAATAACCGGGAAGAACCCCTAAAATTTCAGGGATGCGACTCAATGGTAGCATGGAAAGTTGAATCTAAAGAAATAATTTTAGGTTTGATTCGAAGTTTGAAACTGTTCTACACTGTCCACTACTCACCCGATATTAAAAAACATATAAATTCTCCTCGTAGAAAATAAAAAACTTTCCCCAAAATAACTCACTTAAAAATATAATCTCTCATTAACAAAATTTTATTAATCCTTAAAAACTTAAAAATATGACATTATTTCAAATCATTTTAATATTATCCTATTTATTTATTTGTCTAGGATTTAGTATAAACGCTATTCAACTTTATTTATTAACATCTGAAAACAGTACATTTATAAAAATAAATACATCTTTTTGGATATTAATTTTCTCTCCATTTGCTATATTAATAAAATTAGGTGGATATATATTTAATCTTTAATTATGATAAATAGTTTTGTACCTGAAGTAGAAAAAATTAGTGGATTTAATCTTGTATTAAAATCTATTAAATCTGTATTGAATAGTGAACATCCTAATTATGAGATAGAACCTAAAATAGTAACTTTAAAAGGTATATCTAAATATGGTAAGGATAGCGTTAATAACTTTAAAGGTAATTGGAGTATAATTGGGATGTCTCAAAGAGTAGCATTTTCATCTGATAATGGACCTTGGATTTTAATAGAATCTGAGAATAAAAGAGAAGCTATTTGGACTAAAGTTAAAAATAACATTGATTTTAATATAACATTATGAGCAAAATAAAAATACTCTTTGATGATGGTTCTATGCCATTTATCTTAGAAGCATTAGGTTATTCTATAGACAATGAAGGTTTTGTAATTTATGATAAATTAACTCCATGTAAAGGTCTAAGAGCAAAAGATAGTAGTCGTAAAGAATTTAAAGCCACTGATATTAAAGGATTAATAAAAGGTGAATTTATAACAACTGATGAACAACTTAGTAACATTGATCTTTCTGATTGGGAAGATATGAGTGAAGACGAAGTTGGGAAGGAAGGGATTGCGCATTACAGAGAAAAATTTAAATTAGATTAATATGTGTCTTATAATAGAAAAATCTTTTTACAGCATGAAAGAGTTGCATGAATTTGCTTCTAAACCACTTATTGCTAAAAAGGATATAAAAGTTTATAAAGTTCTTGGTACAAATAATATTTCTCCTTATAGGAAGATGTTATATGAAAAAAATTTCGAATACACTGAACATCAACCTTTCACATATTATTGTTCTGATGAACTAGGGGCTCATGCTCTCTATTTAAGACAAGGCTTATATAGCTTTACAAGAAAAAGTACAGCTAAAAATTCTTTAAGATTCGATAGAAAAATAGTTGAAATGATTATACCTAAAGGTGCACAATACTTTAAAGGTGTAGGTAGTACAATAGTTTCAAACAAATTAATTTGGTATTAACATTTAAAATTAAAAAATTATGGCATTAACAATTTCATTAATAATTATATCATTACTACTTTTTGCTGTTTTTTTATTAAGCTACTTAGGTGATAATGATGGAGAATCAACTGGTGGTATATTTTTACTACTATTAGTGGTTATTTTAGTTACAGGTGTTACTTATACAGAAAAACCACAAAAAGATTACCAAATTGACATTATAGAATCTAATAAAAAAGATTTTGCTGTAGTTTACGATGGAGAAAAAATAATCGGAACAGTCAATATTAGTAACACTAAATTAGATAGTTTAATTAGAAAAAATTAAAATGATAGCATCAATAATTACTGGTGTGCTTTTAATAGTATTATTAAGCATACACGTTTGGCATGACAATAAGTCCAAAAAAGAAAAGAAAGATAACAACGTTAACGATGTTCACTATTAAAAACAAATAACATGGCAGACAACAATCAACTCCGTACAGTTATCTCTAAATCATCTAAAAGAAAGATGACAAACAAAGATAACAAAAAAGCAAATGACTACACACAAATGGTAGTTACTAAAACACCTATTGGAAAAGGTAAGTTTTCCAGCAAAACAACTCACGAAAAAAGATCTAAGGACTAATGAGTAAAAATTCAACAAAACAACATGCTGAGGCTTGTACTGATTGGTTACAACAAATTAAAGATGGTAAGTCACCTAAATAATGGAAACAACCAATACTAATAAAGTTACTAAAACTGATTTAGCTAAAGCTGTTAATGATGCTGTAGAAAAATACAATGCCTTAACTGAAGCTTTAAATATTGTAAAGTCAGAAGCTACTTCAGTAAAAAGATTAAAGAAAGCTGGTATTGTTATTAGTGGTAGTACACAAGCTACTATTGATAATTTACATGCTGAAAGAAGCAAAGCGATCGATGAGTACGAAGAAAGAGCTAAAGAATTTGAGGAATTTTTATTAAAAAATCCTAGCAAAATGTCTCTTAAAATTGTATTTATGGGTGGACCGAAAGGTCAAGCTTAAAATATTTAAAGTCTGTGGGGAAACATTGGTTCGAAACCAATACTGTCCTTCGGGGCAGTTCGTCTAGGGGTTCAGGACGCCTCGCGCTTTTTAATTTACGGTCAACTAGCTCAGTCGGGTAGAGCGGCTCTTAGCAATTTGGGCAGGTCGTGGGTTCAAATCCCATTTTGATCACATTATTAACATTTAAAATTAAAATCTTATGATACACGGACACAGAATTGGTTTAGTAGGAATAGGTTTTAATCACTATTATTATCCTTTTGCAACTAGCTTTAGATTAGTTATAAAAGAAAGAGATTTACCTAATAAAAATTTATTCAAGTCTTTTAGTAAATTATCTTGGCAAGATAAATTAGATTTTGAAAAAGCTTTAAAACAAAAACAAAGTAAAAGAACTAATTTATTAATCATTAAATCTATTATTTATGGCAGACATTAAAATTTCACATCTTCTTTATGATACAGCTCAAGCAGTACAAGCTATTGCAAAAGACTCTGGTATTAACTTAAACTTTACTGACATCTATAAAGAGGAAAATCTTGAAGGATTAGCTTTAATTGGTGGTTTACTTAGACAACAAGCAGAAAAAGCTTCAGGAGAAAAAATAGGAGTATTAAACGAATAACAAACAACTAAAAAAACAAACCAAAACACTATGCAAACCAAATTAACTCCATTAGACCAATTATTAGTAGCACTAATGATTGCTGGGCCTTGTCAAGGTGGCTTTTTCCATGAAGATGACAGAAGTGTTATGGAACTTAGATATGATATCAAAAATCCTAAAACTAAATATTTTAGTGATATTGTAGATACTAAAAGAAATCCTAGTACTGAAATTTATAAGTCAGATAATATTGTCATTACAATTAAACAAGATACAATTCTTGGTAGTGATTTAAAAATTATTGCTGATATTGAAATTTTCGGTTATTCTTCTAACATTATTATTGATGATATCCGTAAAGATTTATTAATGGCTAATACCATTGTAAAAATGATAGGCGTATTATCTGAAACTGACGATAAAGAATATGACAAAGTATGTGATGCTTATCATGTAGCTTGGCATTTTCCTCATGTAAATTGTTAAAAAATTAAGTATAAGAGAGTGGACCATGAGCGTTAGCCACATAACCTAAAACAAAGCCTAGTAGCTCTTGGAGCACTTATGAACTTTGGGTCTAGAATTAACTGCTGCTGTAATGGTAGAGGCTGACTTATATTTATGTAATTAAAACGTTATGCATCACAACTCATGTAGAAATGAAGACTTTTAAAATAATGAAATAATTTTGCTTATCGATGAGCAAAAATAAAGTAACTAATTTAAATGCGAAACTACCTAACCGATTCAAATGCGACAGGAGTAGATAACCTTACCGCAATTTATCTACATTGGTTAGCTCCCAAGGATGAGCAGTTGTAATAAACCAAAGACTGAAATACATAGGTTGGTAGAAATGAAATGTTAAATAGTCATCCTTATCTACTATTACAACTGAATGCAAAGGGAATTAAACAAATTATTAACTTAAAATTAAAAACAATGAAAAAAATCTTCGTATTAGCTATTTTAGCTACAGTAATTTTATCTAGTTGTTCTATGTATAAAACTAGATATCGTCCTTTAAAAGATCCAATGTGGTGTTCAACTAAACACTTGAAATAATGTTAAAAAATATTATTATAATTGCTTTATTTATATTTTCTTTTGTTACTTGTAAAGATAACAATAAACTTGTAGATAAATTAACTATCGCTAATAAAGCTATGGAAGTAACTAAACTTCCAGAATATGAAGTTGCTGTTGATTTACCAGAAGAATATATGAATATCAATCATGATAAATTCCATGCTGACAAACTAGTAGGATACATAGATAACGATACATTACACATATTTTTTGATAACAAACAACAATGAAATTCATATTTAACATTATCGAACCATTTTTATCAATATTCTTATATATAATATTTTTTATATTAGTTTTATTGATGGCAACACTTGCCAATACAATTCATTTTGTTTGGCATTTAAAAACAATACCTTATAGTAGAACATCAGTATTCAATTGGACATCTGTTTCAGATTATTTTGAAGAATTATTTTTTACTAGTATGTGTATTAACCTTTTCAGAGATTAATATTGATTTGCCGTTGTAATTCATATTTAGTCATAAAGTTTAGTCTTATGATAGTAAGAAAACCTTTATGATTTAAAAATTAAAACTTAATCATTATGAAAATTATATTATTAATCATATTTGTATTATTTATTGGAAGCTTAATATACCTCTCTAAACGTCATACCGAAAAGTTTCTTCAAAGAAGAAGACTAGACCGTAAACATAGAGATAACTTTAAAACCAAATACTAATATGACATCATTGCTAACGAGTAATAAAGAATGGGATGAACTAGACATCGTAATTGATAGAATGGTTGAATCATCTCGAATTAACCAACAAACAACCAAAACCAACAAATTAATTAAATCACTTAAAATTAAAAGACATGAAAAAACTAAGCAACATATTTAAATCTTTTGTACTATTATGTACATTAATGGTATCTTTCAGTGCTCAATCACAGAATTATACACACGATCAAAAAGTAATTTCTACCATGCCCACTGAAACAAAATCATTTGAAATTAAAATTAAAAATGAAGGAGAAATACCTGAAGTATTTATTATTTATAAGTACATACCAGGTGACCACTTCTGGCAAAAAATAGGCTCTGTATCAGTATTTTCAATGACTGAGGCTAAATTTTATGTTGAAAAGGGGCCTAATTATGGTTTTAACGTAGAAGGCAGAAGACCTATTAAAATTGGTGCTGATGAAAAGAAATGGCGTGTTAAATATCATAAAGGTTACGACGAAGAATAGTTAAAATATTGTAAGAATAAGTAGCTCAGTTGGTAGAGCTGCCGCATTTTAAGCGGTAGGCCGGGGGTTCGAGTCCCTTCTTATTCTTACTTTAAAAATTCATTTAAAATTAAACAAACAACATGACAATTAACTACATTCAAGACCCAAAAACAAAGGTAATCGCACAAAAAAGTATTAATGATACTTTTGGCTTATTCGAAAAATTAGAACCAGGATACTACACAACTAGTAATATTGGATCCAATTTTGAAACTATTATTGGTTACAATAAAGTTAAGCAATTAGATAACCTTATCCATTTCTCTTCAGGCGTTATAAAAGATACTATTAATAGTATTGATATCTTTTTAAATAAAGATACTTCAGCCAAATACAACAAATTAAAAGTAGGACACAAATTAGGTATTATTCTTCATGGGCCTCCAGGAACTGGTAAAACATCAACTGTTGCCTTATTATGTAACGAGTTAATAAAAAATCATAATGCTATTGCTATAAATTTTACAGGCAATAGTCTTGGTTGGATTAAAATGGTAATTAAAAGTTTAAGAACTTTTCAAGATAATCCTATAGTTGCATTTGTTGACGAATTTGAATGTGAAGTAGGAAACTATGACGAGGCAAATGAATCAGGATATTTAACTTTTCTTGATGGCAGCGACTCATTTAATAATCTTATTTTTGTTGCTTGTACTAACAAGTTAGATGAAATACCGGATAGAATTAAATTTAGAAAATCACGCATTAAACATCTTGTTGAAATTAAATCATTTCCTATCGAAGTTTACAAAGAATTTATTCTTGATAAAGTTCCTGATATGAATAGTGAATTAGTTGCAGAATTATCTTACAAAGCTGAAGAACATGGATTAACTCTTGATAACCTTAAACATGTTATTATAGATTATATTATAGAAGAAGTCTCTTTTGATGATTCTATAAAATCTTTAGTGCCTTTAGTTAAAAAATAAGATTATCTTAAATAAGATAAAAAAAAATAAAGACGTGCTTCCTCTAACTGGGAAGACCACCCTATGAATAGGTGCTAGAGATAGCTGACACGGGGAGTGTTGTGTAATTTGGGTTCGAGTCCCTGCGTACGTCCACGTTGTTTAGTGTAGTTGAGTTGTTTGTTAGAAGGGCGCTTGATTGGTTTGGGCGCCCTTTATTTATAAATTATTAATTAAAATTAAAATGAAAATTCAAGAAATTGTAATTACACGAGATAAAAAAGTAATCCTTAAAACAAACAAGGATGGTAAAGAATCTTTCTTTATCAAAAACAAAGGTGAAAAAGAAAGAAGATTAGTTAAAGTTATCAAATAATGAAAAAGATATTATATTTCATAGCAGTTCAAGTATTATTACTTCTAGCTGTTTACATTTTCATATCTTTTTGTGTTTGGAACACGGCTTGGTTTATTAGTCTTGGCAGCTATGACGCATTTTTAAGAAGTATGATAGGATTTTTATACATCTGTGGTGCTTTATTATTATTTAATGAATCAAATAACTTCTACAATAAAAAATTTAAATAATGAAAAAATTATATGCAGTTTTAATATTTATTGGTATTATATTAGGTATTATTTATATACCTTATTATTTCGCAATTCTCTTAAGCAAATTTTTTCTAATTAAATTACATGGTTCAATTGATACTTGGCTTGTTGGTGCTGCTATGACAGCTACTTTAATTGTTGTAGTTTTCATATCAGGCTTATCTATTACTTCAATTTATCAAGGTTTAAAATCAAATAAAAAATGAGAAAAATATTTTCCTTAGTGATTATCATTGTAGCAATGGTATCATGTCAAAAGAAATCTGTAGAGCCCATTAGTGCTCCAGTAGCTAATGTTGCAATGACATTAACTGATTCAACAGAAGCTGAATTATTAAACAGTAGCTTTACAATTGTATTCGATAAATTATTTGGCAACGAAAACGCTGTATCAGGTTACTCTGTTACTAGTAATCGTAGAATGTACGATACATGGAGCATTGATGCTAATGGTAGTTGTACTGTTACACCATATTTTTATGATTGTCCTTCAACTTATACTTATAGTGCATCTAATTTTCCTTATACACCTATATTGTATGTGGCTCCTGTTGTATTTCATATAGCTATACATGGAGATACTATAGATTTACCTAGTAATAATCCATTATCATGGAGAAGAGTTGGCGGATCATCATTAGGTATAATTAGTGTTTTATACAAAAGAAATGACCCTTCTGGTATAGGTAGTAGGTCTTTTCAATTAAATGATTCTGTTAGTAATTTTAATCTCTACTCTATTAAATGAAAAAATTATACAAAAGATCTATAGGTATATTAATATTATTTTTAGTATCTAACTTAATAGTTTCACCTATGGTGCATTTTAATAGTTATACTGTTAAACCTTGGGATTATTCTATAATATGTTCATTAATAGGAACTTCTATACTAACCGTAGGAATTTTATTGTTTTTTGGACTTTATAAAATAATACTATGGGCATTTGATTTAAGATATTAGCCTTCAATGAATAAATGCATTGATGTGAGATAGTAAGTACCAGCGCCTAAACTGGAATACTGCTATCTCTAGCTATAAATAAAATAACAAACAATTAAACCAAACTTAAAATTAAAAACATGAAAATAACAATTTTATTGGTGTTATTAACTCTAGGAGTTATTGCACAACCGAACAAACCAGTTTATGAATTCTTTGATGGTACAGTAGTAGCTTTTGCTAATGTTAACAAAGACTTTACTACAACAAAGAAAGATACTGCTGTTGGACAAGTAAGACAAATCACTCTTGCTACTGACCATACATTATTTCAGATTAGTTGGCAAATGAATGAATCTACAGACACATTATTTCATATGGAATATTATGTAGAAAAGATTTATCCTTCTGTAACTTATAATGAAACTACTAAGAAAGGTAATAATAGGTACATTAACTATTTAGCTTTTGATAAAGAGTATTATCCAATGTTACTTATGGTTGCAGAAGACAATAGTCATGGTTATTTATACTATTATTGGGATTCTGCTAGTAAACAATTTAAAAAATCTGAAAAAATAGTATTTGCTCCTATTAAAACAAATGAAGAGGGTTCATGAGAACGTTGAACTCTTTAATTTACTAACTGAAAATGGCTTCGAGTTTATGAGAAATTGGTTTTATATCAGTTCTGAAGGCTCGAAGTCAGATTTTAGTCTAGTAGATGTATTTATGAGAATTGACTATAAACAGAAGTTCTTAAAAGTATTAGGAGACGAACAAGGCATTTATCAAATTAATGGTTCTATTTGTATCATAAAAGGTATGGTAGGATTTGTACTATTTAAAAATTAACAAACAATTTAAAATTAAACCAAATGAGAAAATTAACTATCAAAGCAATCAACTTAACAAATAATACAATTGAAGATTTAGTATCTGAAAGCTGTACTATTTTGGATCCTAAAACTACTGATAAAACTAGAACTGGTGGTAAACACTTAGAACAAGTTATGGTAGTTTCTTTTTCACAAGTTAAAGAAGAAGCTAATAAATTACGTGGTGTAAGAAATTTCATGTTAACAAGGGAAAAATTACACCGTTTAGAGAATGGTGAGACAGTTTCTTGGGAAAATGGATTATTACTTAAAAGTATTGTATTAGAAGAAATCGCTAAAACTAAATAAAATGAAGAAAATATTATTGATGATGCTATTAAGCTTTTTATTTAAAGCTAATGCACAGGTGACTGTAACAGGAGAAAACAAAACTGATGAAAGATTTAATATACGTGTTGTTGTAAAAAACGATACTATACTTTCTAAAGATAAATGTAAACGTGGATACGTAATAAAACTGAACTATGAGCACGAATTCACATTAGTATTTTCTTCAGGTCAAAATACGCATATTGTAAAGGTTTATGCCTCTGATAGAGAACTATGGTTTAATATTGACATAGATCTTACAACTAATAACGATCAAACTATGGTATGGGATCCAAATCAAGGAAAATATCTCATATTAGATAAAATAGGCGCTGATGCCGTAACAAACTAAAACTTAAACAAATGAAAAAATTATTCAGCTTAATAGCTTTTATTGCAATTACTATGTTCTTTGCATCTTGTAGTACACCAAACATTAAAACTAAAACTGACAGCCCTGATATTCCAGCTTTAGTTCAAAGTAATGCCGAACAAACTGCTGCTCTATGTAAGGATACTGTATCTAATTTTGTTATGTACCAAGTAGATGATAAATCTTATACTTATCAATACAATGTTGCTAATAAAAAAACAGAATTTTTAAATCAAATAAAAAGAGAAGATGAAGCAGGTGGTTTTATATTTCTTGGTGTATTATTGTCTTTAGTATTTGGATTAATAATGGGAGCAATATTCAATTAAATTAAATTAATTAGGCTATGATTAAGTTCATAGCCTTTATTTAAAAATACCTATGAAACCTATAGAAAAACAAAAAACTAAATCTTTCATAGAAAGGTTAAAAGACTCGGTTAAACATCATACTAAGATTAAACCACCAGAAATTAAACATAAAGAACCTGAAGAAGAGCACGAATCTCTTAAATCTGTAGTTCCTAATTATCCAATATTTATTTAACATGTACCACGTAGACGTAAAAACTTTGACTGATACAACAAGATTGTTGGATCGTATTGCCAAGCAAGATACTTTTTTTAACAAAGACAAGGATGCGGCAAAAAACAAAAAAGAAGCTATCAAACTTTCTAAAAGAATTAAAGATAATTATACTAAAATTTCAACTAAATGAACGTTATAGTATTAGCAACTGATATTGACCATAATATTCCTGATAGTGAATTCAAAGAGGCTATTGCTGAAACTAGCAGTAGAATCAGATATGGTGGTCAAGATTTTCTTAAAGAACTAAAAGAATTACATGCTAAGTATGAAATTCCTTCAGCTAAAGTTCATTTTATTAATAATAAAAAGATAGCTGAAAAAATTATTGAAAGAGAATATTCAGCATCACAAGTACATTAATGACTGTACCTAGATTAAAAACAAATAACAATTATTTTATGAAAAAATCAAGTAAATTTTGGTTAATTGTATGTTTAGTATTATTAATTATTTTTAATATTATAGTTTGGACTAATGATGAATATTATACTTTTGGTAAAGGTACTGATGGACAAGATTTATTTTTTGTTTATACTATGATATTTAATTTTTTTACTTCAATACCAATTATTGCTTATTTAGTAATTAAACTTAATAGTTGGCTAGATAGACCTAGAAAACATGAAGAATAAAAGAATATTAACAACATCAGTATTATTAGTGACATTAGGTACTTTAGTCACACACGAATTACCTGTAAAACAAGTTGATAAACCTGTTTATAATTCACAACCAGTTGACTTTACTGGTGTTCAAAAGAAAAAAGTAAGAAAAAATAATACCAAACACAAATAAAACAATTAACTATGAAGCAACAAATTAAACGGCAAGAAAGTGCTAAATCACGTCTTGTTAAACAATTAGCTAGTGGAGTTAAAACTACTAAAGAAGGTCAAAAACCTTTAACAGATTCTGACAAGGAAAGAATGAAATCTGAAATCGCTACTTTAGAAATTAAAATTCAAAAAGGTAAATAACATGAACAATAAAAAATCAACTTTAGGTCGTAATTATGGTTTTAAACCAGTAACTACTTTAATCGGTGCAAATATTGTTGCTAAACCTTTAACAAAAACATTGGCTAAACATTTATCAACTAATCCTGCTGAAAAAAGATTAGCATTTGTTCCGTTTGAAAGAAGCGAGAAACAAGGTACAGCTGAACAAGCTTTTGACCAACAAAACTTTCAAAATAATATTGATAAAGAATTAGCTAAATATCCTGCAAATGATGTTGAAGCTGTTTATTCTTACACAAATTCTTCTAAAAAGATTTTTGTAAATACTTTATAATTTCGATTATACGTTTAAAGCAGTGATGCTTATGAAAAGGGATACGTTAAAGCCCTTCATTATGGGGGGTGATTTGGCACTTGACTATTTTACCAAATTATGAGATGCACGTCGTGAGATGATTTCTATCACGTTAATCTATGTTTTCAAGTCTTAACTGACACTGTTGTAATAACCAACGAAGTAGGAAGTATCGCTGATGCACCTGCTGTTGTAAAACGCAAATCAGCAAAAGTCATTCAATTGGCACCTGTTTCTAAACCAGGAAGATTAGCTTTAGCTGCTTAGGCACTAAAATAATATTAGAAAACCTATTATAATTCTAATTAAGGGTAATACATTAATAAGAATTGAATTGGTGACGTTACATGCAAATGTCAATAGTCTGTGCTGGACGATAACTAGTACTAAACGTTGTAGATCCTTATAAGGCGGGGACTGTAAGACACGGGTTCGAATCCCGTCACCTCCACTGTTAACAAGGGATTCTAAGAGTTAATGCTTAGAATCCTTTATTTTATCTGATATACTGATAACACATTTAATTAAATCCTTATGTGCCAACCTATGGCAATTAGGACATAAAATAATTAAATTATTTAATTCATCAGATCCACCATCACATTTTGGTTTAATATTATGTATATCACATACACATTTATCCCAACCACAATTAAAACATTTGTATAATATATCATGTGTTGCGCCTAATCTTATAATTTTTTTACTTAGATTAGTTCTTCCCATTGTAGGGTTTATTTTATTTATTGAAATTTTAATTTTATTTTTACAACTTTCTTTACAGTATTTAGTCTTTGGACTTTTACTATCAAATTCTTTATTACATGACAAACAAGTTACTTTTGTTAATGGCCTATTAAGATTTTGGTGTGTAACACCACAACTTCTACTACAAAATTTACCCATACCCTTATTTATATAATGCTGTTGAGTAAAAAATTCTTTATTGCATTGTAAACAATTTCTTTTTATATTTCCTTTCATATCGAAAGATAATAAAATTTATTAATATTTTGCAGTAATTCGATACAAAAACTCATGTCTATTTATAGGTGTTAAGATTGGAGTATAACTATAATAAACGAAACCTTTATTTAAACTCTTATCCAAATCCAGTATAATCTGAGGTTAACAAAAACTAAATAATTACTGATTCACATCATATATTTTGTAATAAGGCTTGGGATGAGCCATTAATCAGCAATGTTGAACATTGTAAGAGTTTATAACAAATTAAATAAAATGAAACAAATCAAACAAACAAAACAACCTAAACCATTTGAAAAATTAAGCAGAAAAGAACAAAAGTTAAGAATTGTTAAAGATGCTATTATTCAAATAGAAAACAAAAGAATTACTCCTAGTAATGCTGGTAATTACATGAGAATTTTTGACCTTGATTCTAAATCTGAAATGTCTATACAAAAGATTCTAAAGGAAGATGTTAACAAATGTGAATGTTGTGCAAAAGGAGCTTTATTTGCTTCTTGTGTCATTAATGTTAACAATGTCACCAGGTCGGACTTTTATAGTGACGAAGAATTTCAAAAAGAAAAATTATCTAAATGGTTTTCTGACAAAGAATTAGATACTATTGAAACTGCGTTTGAAGGACAAGTAATAGTAGATTCTAGCGGAACTTTAGAAGTTTTAGTAAACGGCGACCATTGGGAACCAACAAAATTAGCTAATAAAGCTATCAAATTCGGGGAACAATACAGAACATCTGAAACAAGAATGTTAGCTATTTTAAATAACATTTTAGAAAACGGAAGATTTAAATTATAACAAACAATCAAATAATAACAATTAACTTAAAATTAAAAAAAAATGAATAAAAACATTATTACAGCCGTAATTATTGCAATTATTTTAGGATTATGTGGTATTAAATACTACAATTACACACATCCTGAAGAAGTAAAAACTGAAACAACATCTACTGTAGCTAATAAATCAGCTTCTACTGATGCACCTGTTGAATCAACATCATCTGTTAAAACTGTAGCTTTAGATATTCACCCTGATGTTCCTATTAATGGAACTTATAAAGGTGTTATTGAAGTTGGTGCTTCTGGTTTTAATTGCTTTGTTGTTAACATTGACAAGGATAAAAATTGGGAATTAGTAAGTAAAACATTTGGTGAGTCATTAGCTTATGAAGGTTTTGCTACAACAGCGGACGTCTATGACCAAATGAAAAAGTATATATCTCTTATTACCGATAAAGGTGTAGCAGGCAGAAATGTACATTTTGTAATGTCATCTGGTGCATTAAAGAATCCTAAAAACGGTTTAATTGCTCAAGCTATTAAAGAAAAAGGATTTGTTGTAAACAAAGTAGATGCTGACCAAGAAGGTAAATACGCTTTAAAAGCTTTATTAGGTAAAGACTTTAAAGAGAATTCTTTTACAATAGATATTGGTTCAGGTAATACAAAAATTACATGGTTAGAAAACGGTAAACCTAAAACTATTGAAGCTTCTGGTGCTAAATATTATGAACATAATAAATCAGATGTTGATGTATATCAGGAAATAAAAACTGCAGTTTCTAATGTACCAGCTAATGTAAGAAAACATTGTTTTATCATTGGTGGTGTACCATTTAAATTAGCAAAAGAATCTCGTAACGGAGAAGAAAGATTTACAGCATTAAGAAGCCCTGATGAGTATTCAGCTGGTGATGATGTTAAGTATAAATCTGGTTTAAATATTTATCGTGCAGTTTATGAAAACGTAAATGCTGATAACTATATTTTTGATTGGGATGCCAATTTTACTATTGGTTTCTTATTAACTCTTAATTAATTTCAATGGGATTCGATATAAATAAAATAGACTTAACAAATAAGAATCAAAAAATCCTTGCACTTGTAATGAGTGCAGGGGTTATTGGTTTAATTTATTTCCTTTTACCGCCATTCATATGGTTTATGACTCACTTAATCTATGCCGGAGTTTTATCTGTATTTGTAGGTTATTTGATTTATAATAAAGAAGCATTTTGGGCTTTCTTTAAACAAATTTCTTGGGAAATGACTAAGAAAATGATTGGTACTAACAAAGTTGGCTACATGTACCGTTTTCATGATGTTATTCTTGAAAGATTAGTTAATTTAGAAGGTAGTATCACAGAAATTGGTGCTCAAGAAATTAAGCTAAAAAGAAAAATATCTGAGTTATCTACTAGTTTAGAAAATGATAAGAAAGACTATATTATAAAGGAGAAGAAAAATAGTCCTCAAACCATTTTAAGAACTCTTGCTAATAAGATTAATCTTACTCAAAAGCAATTAGATATTTTTATACCTCAAGCTATCTCTACAGAAAAGAAAAAGAATGATTTAACAGAATTATTCAATAACTGGACTGCTGATGCTGAAATCTTGAAGGTAAATTTAGATATGAAAGCTGATGAATATGAAACTTTAAAAGAATTAAATAAAGCAACCGATAATGCTAAAGAATTCTTAAGTGGAAATTCAGTGGAGTATAAAATGTACCAAGAAAGTTTAAAACAAATTGAAACTTCTGCTACAGAATACTTATCTAATATTGAAAGTTTTGATCGTAAAATGCAGCCTCTATTATCTGATATGTCTTTAAACAAAGAAATATCTGAAGATGCTGGTATCAAAATGATTGAAGAATACAAACAAAAACGTTTAGGATTGGAAAATCCACAATAATTATAGTAAATCAAAAAGCCTTTATGTAGAAGAGGTGATGGCAGGGACGAAATATGGGGACTACATCTTCAGGAATTCGCGCGTCATACTATAATAATAAATACAAGGAGTAAGGCTTTGATTAACAGCCTAAAAGCATTATATCTCTAGTATTTTTTTTTCACAATGTCCTGTGGTGTAATTGGCAACACGTCTGTTTTTGGAGCAGAAGAGTATAGGTTCGAAACCTGTCGGGACAACAATAAATTGAAATGCAGAAGAGTCTAATCAACTTCTAAATCTGGTAACAGATGTGGACTACAATAAGATTTATTATTTAATATTAATAAAGGTGTCACATTACAGCCCTTTTATCCGGCCCTGAAAGTTGGACATACAAGACTTGCAGTACAAGTAAAGAGCTATTAATATTTTAATTAAAACAAAAATGAAAAAATATATAAAATCATTATTCCCATTTAGATGGGTTATATTATTAGTATTTATGATACTATTTGGAATACTAGTTCTACCACTTCAAAGATGGGATTATGAATTATACCAAATAATATTTGTATTTATCATAGATTTAACATTAGGAATTGGCAGACAAAGTCCTTTATTTCCTGATAAAATTGAATCTAAAATAATTATTTATAATAAAAAAGATATCATAAACGCATTTGATTCTGGTAGAGGTATTGTCATTCAACATATTAATAGTATGAACAGCCGTGATTATGAAGAAATAGAAAAAGCTTCTAAAGAATGGTTAAAAAATTTAAAATAAACAACTATGATTAATTCAATATTAATATTTACAATAATCTTTGCTTCAATTTCTTTAGTGATTAAATCCACTAGTTATTATATTCATTATATTTTATGGTCTAAAAATAGAGATTTAAAAGCACCAACAAATTCTTATCCTACGATAATGAATTTTTGGATATTCTTAATTAGTGTTTGCACAGCAATACTATATTACAGACATTAAAAATAAACGTACAGTACTTTAAACACAGATGACGATGTAGGCTTATGCCAGAAGTTACAGTCTAAGTTCCTTAAACTGCCGGTGGGGATAGGTGAGCCCACTTTTTAAAACATTAAACTCAATTGTTAATTTGAAAGTTTCAGCTAGGACATTTAATCCTTTGCTTTTGACTGATGCTTGACACTATTTAAAGGAACGAGGTGAAAATCCTAAAAGCCTTGCAGGGTGATAGAAGAGAGTCTATCTTAGTGGCTTAATTAACCATGAACAATGTCTTACAAAGACCTGTAAATAGGATGTAAGTGATCAATAGAATTAACAATATTTTATTAAATAATTTATGCGAAAAGGAAACTTAAAAAACTTATCAGAAGAAGAATATGACCGTTTACCAAAATGGGAGAATAGGGCAATGAATCTTGTTAGAAGATATGGTTGTTTATGGGACGTATTTGATTATAAAAATCCTAGTTATGAACCTTGGACTATAGCATATAGATTAATAAAAGCTAACATAGGAAAACCTTTTTCAAATGCTTTTAGTAAATTTTGTAATATTGTAGAGTTTCAAGACCAAGATAAATTCTTAAGAGAATTTGAAGATGGTAGAAGATGGGCTGATTATTATATTGATGATAACGGCTTAATACAAGAAACTAACCCTTCAAATGTTTATAAAGGCCCATATTATTTTCGTTCTGATGATTATAAAACTGAATGGAGACATAAAGTTACTGGACATAAACAAGAAGATTTTGAAGAAGTTTATAAAAAAGTACTAAGAGAAGGATATCGTTCTTATACTAAAACTTATTATAGCTATTATAATAAAGATGAATTTCTATACTACGAATATGGGTCTTGTAGATTAAAATTATTACCAGCTTGGGAACGTTATAAAGCTCAAAAAGAAGATTTTGAATTAGTTGTAATATCTGGTTGGGAACAACAAGTTGCCTCCAAAAATGACCCTAGATTTCAACGCTATCATCAAGAAAAGAAAAAAGCTTCTCGCAAACAGGATAGAAAAACTACTAAACTTTCTGACGAACATTGGGATTCATTAATTAGTAAATGGACTAATAGATGTTTACAATCTTTAGAAGAAAGAAAACGTAAACAAACTGAAGAATTGAAAAAAGCTGAAGATTTAAATAACGAAGTCATTGTCCGTCATGGCTTTGATCCATTAACAAGTTTTAGATAATGATAAAAAAATTTTACAAAGAACAAGACGGTAAATGGTATGTAGATTTACCAGAATGGACTGGTTCTAAAGCAGACTTACAGATGGTTTGTGGTGCAGATACTATGCTTGATATTATTGCTGAAGATGAAAATGAAGTTAATTTAGAATTATCTTTAGAAAAATCTGAAGGTTCTGATATTCTTAATTTTATGCATCTTGCAACTGATTGGGAAAATGGAGCATTTTATCATATGCCTCAATATAAAGGTTTTAAATTTAATCTTAAAATATGGTTATGTGATGTAACTAAATTTGTATTTGGTGAATTTCCTAAATCTATTTACATTAAAAAGTATTAAATGAGAAAATACACATTACAGGAATTAATTCCTTATGAACCTTTGCATGCGGTTGTACAGCTTACTAAAGAGCAACATGATATTTTGAAACCTCTTTGTCCAGCAATGAATAAATTTGTTCAAAATTGTGACTCATATATGTTTGCTGGTGGTTATGGTATAAAAGAAAATTATTCGCATCCTACTTATACTTTTATATCTTTTGACCAAATCGCATTACCTAATGCTTTAAACGATAACAATTATCCAATTTTTTAAAATGAAACAAGCAATAAAAAACATCCTAGGTATATTATTTATACATTTAGTTATTTATGGTATTATAGGATGGATATCTTATAGTCATACTACACATTTCTTTGACTACATAAAATCTTTTGGAAAAGGTGAATTATGGTTTATAGGTGTAGTAATTTTCTTATCAATAAGTTTTTTCTTTCTAAGATGGTGTTTTTCTCCATCTGATTCTAAGATACCAAAAAATAATATACCGGCTTCTGATTTTGAAGAAGTATATAACAAAATATGCACTGAATTCAGATCATCTAATGGTCATTTACCAAGCTACTCGCGTATGTGCAAAGTGTGTAATATACAAGAGTATGAAAGTAGTTATTAAAATATTTGAAAGTATATTTGTTTTAATTATAGCATTTTTAATCACTTACAATTCAATAGATAATTATCAAGACAATGATACTATCTCATTTATTAGATTTATAAGTAACTCTATAATTTCATTTGTAATAATACTAAGCTTTGTATTTACAATATATTCTATTTTAAGAACATTTTTAATATTCTTTATCAATAGACATATTAGTTTATATGGTAACAAAAATGGTTTATCTGAACCTTAAAATCAGATTGGCGGCAGGGGAGGAATTCTCGTCAAGTTTGTGTATTTAGAAGAAATACTCTGGTGGACGCAGTACAAAATCGTACGGCCCTTTAGTAGTGATGGTAGAATTATCATCACTACTTTTTAACAAACAACAAACTAAATTAAAATGATATTACCAAAATATTGGTGTGTTAGAAGAACAGAATCAAATTATAAAATCATTAATGAATGGTTTTCTGATAATCGTCATGGTGAACCTTGGTCTGATGATAATCTTATTACTATCACAAACTCAGGCTATGAAACAGGTCGAGATATAAAAGATCTTACTAACAAAGACACTAAAGAAATAACATTTGAAGAATTTTGTGAAGCTTTCAATATAGAAATAGAATCAAATTTCAATCATAATTACCCAATTTTTTAAAATTAAAATATGTCAAACGAAACAAGGCCCGATAATTGGGCAATAGAAGTAACAGAAGATAATCGTGAATTATTATCTATTTTTAGAAAAATACCTATTAGTGAAGCTAATATTGGTGGATTTATTACAAGTGACCTTACAAAAAAAGAAACTCCAGGTTTATTCTATCACGAATTAGATGTATTTCATGGATATACCATGCTAACAACACAAGAGTTTACTGAATTTTTCATTAATAATAAACCAGAAGAAGTGAAGGAAACACAAAATAATTCTAATATTAAATCAATTTCAGGTACTGAAGTAGAAGAATTATTAGCGGATCAAAAGAAATCTGTAAATGTTTTAGAAACTAAGAAACAATTATTATTATCTGCTGAAGGAGAGGATAAATTTTCAGATTTAAAAAGCAAATTAGGTTGGGATGATACTGATAAAACTATCATGGATAGTTATAGACAAGTTGTAGAAATTCAAGATGTTCAACAAAAGAACATTGATATGAGTATTTTAACTAACGAATCTATTTGGAATTACTGTGTTAAAAATAACTATGTATTAGCTAAAATTGATCAATACAAAGGTGCTATACCTGAAGAATTATTAGAAGCTATTGATACTTATCGTAAATCATGCACAAAATATTTTGATCCCAATGAATTATTTGTTCTTTGCAGATTTTCAGATGTAAAAGGAGATAACTCTGATATTAAGAAATCTAAACGTTACAAAAAAGGAGATGTTTTACCTAAAATTTTATTACTTGAAAAAGTAACTAGAGGTAATACTTATCATAATGAACACTACAAAGTAATATTTGAAATGGGTGAAAAAACTCCTATTAGAAATTTTATTACTAGTGTTTTCTTTACTCATACCAAGACTGCAAATTTCTTAAATAATACCATTTTAATAGGCGGTATATCATTATTAGTATCTATTATTGGATTAATAATTTTATTAAGTTGTGATAATGCATCTGACGGCACTGTATTTTATGGATTAACATTTATTCCGGCTGTATTTAATCTTACTTATATAATTCTATTTTTAAAAATGGTATTGCCTAATTGGTTTTCCTACAAAGATGATGATATTAGTGTAAATTGCTATACTGATGCTCATTTTGAATCAACTAGTAGTAGTGCCGATAACTCTGAATTATTTAATACATCTTGGCTCTCTAGACATAGAGAATTAAGAATATTTAATAAAACTGCTTTATCTATAAAAACTTTTATTAGTTTTATAGTTATATTTGCTGTTTATTGGATTTTATCATTTACTTTAGTTACTGCTACTAAAATTGCTACTTTTAAAGTAGATAGAATAGAAGTAGAAAGAACCACTCATGAAAATGGTCAAAAAATTACTGATGTGTATAATCAAACTGGATTTTTTAGTTATGAAGTAACACAAAAGTATTTAGATATGTCTGTTAAAGCTCAAGCAAAAAGATTGCTTGAAAAGAAAAATAAAAAATAATTAAAAAACTCATATGAAAAAAATATTATCAATTATTCTGTTATTATGTATGACAGTAAGTTTTACATCTATTAAAGCTAATCCTTTAAATGATACATTAAACAAAACACAAGTTTATAATGATATCAAAAGTCTTTATAAAGATGATTTAAAAGGTGGTGCACAATATGTTGTAGGTCAAGGAGAAAATGTTATTAAATATGCTACAAACAAAGCAGATTCTTTATTAACTAAAACTTTTCGCACGGCAGGACAAGCAGCTGGTTATACTTATGATGTTTTAAAGAAACAACAAGTAGTAAAAAGTGTTCATCATTTATTTTACTGGATATTCAGTATTATATGTAGTATAATCTTATATTTTAAAGTAAAAAAT